TGATGACGGAGCCACCGACATTGACGGTAATTGCCGACCATTTGCCTGCGCCGCCGACTGTGCCGATTGGAATACGAATCGGGGCTGGCACGGCGGGTCGTCGGCCGGTTGATTCGGACGGGGTGTCGCCTGGCATGACCGGCATACCGCTGACCGTGGGCAGGTAGGCGACAGTGCGGGCATACGCGGCCTCGTCAAGGATTTTCTTCACTTGGTCGATGTTGGCTTGATCAAGAGCTGCGATGAATTCGGTGCGCTTGGTTTCGTCGATGCTGTCAAGTTTGGCAATGTATTCGGCGACCTCAAGGCGGGCGTCGTCAAGTGCTGCTTGGCTTCGACGAAGCGATTCAGGTGTTTTTTCGGCGAACGCTTCAAGTGCGGCTTCGCCTGCGTTTTCGATCGTGTCGATGAGGTTGCGCCAGGCTTGGCGTTCGTCGATTTCGCCTTTGAGTTCGGCGAGGGCTTCGTCGACGGTTTTTAGTGCGTCGGTCAGGTCGTCGGATGCGGTGCGGGCGTCGATCATGGCTCGAGCACCCTGTTTCCACGCACGTTCCAACAGGTACGTTTCGGGGACTAGATCGCGGTCTAGTTGCGCGTACAAGTCGTCAAGGGTGATGCCGAGCACCTTGGCCATGTAGGTAAAGCTTTGTTCGTTGTCGGCCCCGAGTTCGCGTGCGATGTCCGATAATGATTTGCCGGTTGCCTGGAGGGTGGTGAAGGTTTCGGCTAGGCCGGTTTGGAGGGTGCCCCCCATAAGTTTCATGGCTTCGAGCACTGGGGTGAGTGCTTTCAGGGTGGCGGTCAGGGCTGGGATCAGGGCTTCGCCGAGGGTGAGGGCGGCGTCTTGGAAGGCGTCGCCGAGGGCGTCTTGGGCTGCGCGTAGTTCTTTGGCTTTGCGGATTTCTTCTTCGTCGATGATCTTTTGGTCGGACACGCTGGCGAGGGCTGTCTCGAGCTCGACGGAGCCCATTTCGATCAGTTCGGATACTTCTGTCCAGGATTTGCCGAGGAGTTGGGTGGCGAGTTGTGCGCGTTTGGCTGGGTCTTCGACTTTGCGTAGGGCTTCGACGGTGGTGAGGAATGTCTTGTTGACGTCGGTTGCGCCGGATGCGGTGGTGGCGATTTCGACGCCGAGTTGGCCGAACGCTTTGCTGTTGTCGGCGGCGGCTTTGTTGAGTTTGTTGAAGGCGGTGATGAGGGTGCCTGATTCGACTCCGATGTCGCCTGCTACTTCGACCCAGCGTGACGCTTCGTCGGCGGCTAGGCCTGATGCGTTACTGAACTTGTCGACCTCAAGTGCGAGTTTCTGGAAGTCGCCGATGGCTTTGACGGCGAATCCTGCGATGGCGGCTCCGGCGGCCATGGCGAAGGTTCCGGCGTTGGCTTTGACGGCGTCGAGCGCAGCTGTACCACCGGCCTTGAATTTGCCCATAGCGCCTTCGGCCTGGCCGATCTGCGTCTTGAAGTTGTTGAACGCTCCTTGGGCCGATTGGAGGCCTTTGGAGTCAAATTCGGTGAGGATAGGAATGTTGATTGCCATTAGCGGTAGGTCACTTTCAGGTCGCGGTTGACCTCGTCCTCGACGTTGCGGATGATGGCGATGAGCTCGTGTTGGGCTAGTTCGATGAGCTGGTCGGTGTCGCGCCACATAAACCGTGACGGCGGGCCCAGGCGGCTGGATAGAGCGTTGTCGAAGTTGGGTCTCTGCCGGTTGAGAGGTGCTCGAGAGGTGCTGCCGCCTGCTTTGCCCGCCATGTCGACGATCGCGGTCGGGGCGTCTTTGGTGGTGATTCGGACAACGGAAGTGACGGTGCGGGTCGGTTTGTCGATGTAGCGGCGCGGTTTGCGGGCGTCGAGCTTGATGGCGACGGCTTTGCGACGGTTCCAGCCGGTTCGGCCGCTGTGGTTCATGCCGGACAGCGGGGCCGAGGCGGGGATGTTGCTGTTGATGTGGTCGGCGACGGGTTTGACGGTGCGCCGAATGTCCTTGTTGATCTGCTTGCGGGTTTCGGGTTCGAGTTTCTGTAGGTCGCGGAGCGTTTCCTTGAGTCCTTGGACTTGGATTGTCATGTCGCTCCTTCCTTGTCTGATTCCACCAGTAATCGCACCATTTCGTCAACGATGACCGATGGACATTCCATCAGGTCGATCGGGCTGATGCCGGTTCTGATGGCGAGGCTGGCGATCAGGTTGACGTGGTACTCGGCTTTTCCTTGGGTTCTTTTGGGACGAACTCGATGTCCTTGACGGTGTCGATGAATTGGGGCCACGCTTTGACCGTGATGTTTGCGGTCTTGAGGGCTTCGTAGGCGAGGCGTGCGTACGGCTTGAACTTGAGATCCTTGAGGAACGCTGACGGTGAGAGGCCGGGGTTAGCGTCCTCCCACCGACAGGCGACTCCGTAGGTGATCGGTACCGTGTGCTCGGCGTCGTCGAGCATGGTGACCTTGAGTTCCATTCCAATCATGTCGGGCTCCTGGCTGGATTAGGGGGTGGTGATGTCGCGTGCGAAGGTGCCGCCGGTGAAGGTGACGTTCACGACCGAGAGGTCGCCGACCGAGCTGATGAGCGGCGTGAACGAGCTCATCATGGCGTTCGTGATCGTGTATTCGGGGTTCGAGGCCGATTCGGTCGAGCCGGAGGGCGAGATCACGAGGGTGGTGTTGCCGTCGCCGACGACGTCGTACAGGGTGGCTTCGATCTCGCCTGCGCCGTAGCTGTTGAACATCTCGAGCGTGACTTCGACGGATTCGAGGCCCTTGGTGTAGGTGCGGCCGTTGGAGCCCATCGCGGTCGTCTCGAGCGAGTCGTAGCCGACGGTGAGGGTGACGCTTCGGCACTGGTCGGAGACGTCGACGGCGCCGATCAGGACGGTTGCGTTGGACAGGAACGTTGTGGTGGCCATGGTTCTCCTTTAGACGCGCCGCGAGCCAACGCGGACGGTCAGGTCGTATGCGGGTAGTTCTTGCGATCCGATGATCGCGAGACTGGGTTGTCCGGCAGTGACGGCCAGGCCGGCGTCTGCCATGAGGGTGTCGATCGTGGTCATGAGATAGTCACCTGCGTCCTGGTTCCCAGGTGGGGCGGCCAAGACGCGAAGGGTGAAGGTCAAGTCCCCGACGTTCGACGTGAAACTCGTGAAGGTCGGCAGCTCGATGAACACGGTGAGTGGTCGAGCGTTGCGCGGGTCGGTGACAGGTACGAGGCCGAGTGCGGTGATGCGGTTGGCGATCGCTGTGGTCGCTTCGGCGAACATTCCGGTGGCAGGCATACATCACGCGACCTGACTGCGGTTGACGCCGAGAAGCTGGTGGATGCGGCCGAGACTCATCGCAGGGTTCGTCGTCGACATCGCGTCGAACGATTGGAACGAGTCGATCGAGCCGCGCTCACGATAGAGCGACGCGGCGTAGAGGGTGGTGCCGAGGGTGATGTCGCCACCAGGGCTGGTGGTGAGGCTGTCGCGGTAACCGGCTTCCTGCCGTTTGCGGTAGGCCCAGGCGTTCGCCGCGGTGACGCACGTTGCGATGAATGCGGTGTCGTTGGCGGTGGCGGCCGAGATGCCGAGGAACTCGGTCACGTTGCTCGAGGTAATCCAGGTACAAACCGGCGTCCAGGTCAGGGTGCCGAACGGGGTGATCGAGTCGCGGTCGACGTCATCGCCAGCGTCTAAATAGAGGATTTGGTTGGGGATGATGACGTCGTAGTCATAGACGAAATCGCCTTCGTCGGTGACGTCGGTGAGCAGGGCCGTGGGGACGGCGACAACGGTGAAAGTGCCATCGAGGCCGTCCCCAACGCCTGCGACCGTCACGGATTGCCCGACAGTGACGTCCGTGGCGGTGAGGGTCTGAATCACGGCGACGTCAAGCAACCTCATCCGGTGGGTGATGCTGAACGTCGCCATGATTCGATCCTTGGGTGCCTAGATCAGGCGTTGACGCACTTGATGAACTTGCTGGAGTCGATCATCAAGGTGGCGAAGTAGCCGCGGAACTTGATGTAGCGGCTCAGCGATCCGTCGGCGGCCTCGACGCTGATTGCGCCCTTCTGCTGCTCGTAGATCTCGAAGCCGCTGGGGTCGCCGATGGCGAAGAAGTCGGCGGGGAAGTTGCGGTCGACGACGACGGTCATGCCGAAGGCCGATCCGCCGCGTTCTGCCGGGCCGAGCGCGCCGAGGGCGTTGACCGGGCCGAGCTGCGGAAACAGCGGGCGGTCGGTCGTGTCGCACAGCTGGATGAGCCATCCCCAAGATTCGGGGTTCACGAACAGGTGGGTCGGCAGGTTGCCGTTGCTGTCCGAGAGAATGTCCTTGGCGGCGGTGGCGATCCAGGCGGCCCAGACGGCCGGGTCTCCGACGTTGGCGAAGTTGAAGGCGTTGGTGTTGGTGATGCCGGACGCGAGGTTGTCGGCTGCGACGTTGTCGGTTTCGTTGGCGTAGATGCGCGCCATGTCGTCGAGCAACAGCGCAACGACGTTCGGGTCAGTCCAGTCCTGGTCTTCCTCGGACAGACGGACGTAGCCGCCGTAAAGCTTCTTCTCGACGTTGTTGTTGGAGACGACGAAGGTGCCCTGATCGAGTGCGGCGTTCTCGCCGTTGGAGAGGCCCATCGTGGTGTGCGTGGTGACCTCGGGGCGGCGGAAGATCTTGCCGGACTGCGGCATGGCTCGAGCACCGATGGCGTCGACGACCGGACGCAGGCCACGGAAGTTGTTGTAGACCGGGCCGACGATCGGCTCGGGCAGGATGCCGGGCGTGTCGGTCGTCTCGACGTTCGGGGCGGCGGCGCGGATCTTGGCGGTGAATTCGGCGAATTCGCTGCCGCCGATAAGGGCCTTGGTCACGTATTCGGTGACGGACGGAAACTCGAACGCTCGCGCCGGTTGCGCGAACTGAATGGGCTGGGTGGGGACGACCGCGGGTGCGGCCGCTTCGATGGGTTCTGACATTGAGTCCTCCTCGGGCTCGATTTCGGGTGTGGGTGTTTCTTGCTCGTCATCGTCCTCCGGTGCGGAGGCGGCGACTTTTTCGATCCGAGCGGCCTCAAAGGCCGGTTCGGCGACGATCGACAGTTCCGTCCAGCGGGCCGTTTCGACGACCATGGTGCCGGACTTGTCGAACGAGAACTTGGTTGGGACGACACCGACCGAGACGCTGTCGTATGCGCCCATGAGAAGCAGGCTCATGGTGTCGTCGGCGTCGCGGGTGTCGGCCAGCTTGGCGGTGAACATCATGCCTTCGTCGGTGTTGACGCGCTCGGTGACGAGTCCTCGTACCTTGCCTGAGTCGTGGCCTTCGAGCAGGCGGGGTGCGCGGCCATCTTCGGGCAACGACCCAGGCTTGAACATGACTTTGGTGCCGAGCGAGTCGGTGGTTGCCACGTTCCACGGTACGGCGAGGCCAGTGATCGACCTGGACGGTTGTCCGTCGGGTGCCTGTGCGTCGATCGTGAATGATCCGGCCGTCAGCTTGAGCGATTGGTGTTCAGTCATCGGATACATCTTCCCTGATTGAGGTCGGGGTGTCTACGAGTGGCGATTCGACGAGGTCGTTGTCGCCGAGGTAGTCGTCGAGGTCGAACATGATGTGGCGGCCGCGTGGGATAACCGTGTCGCCTGAGAGGGTTTCTTGAATACAGTCGATGTACGGCTTGGCACCGAACAAATACAAATCTTGGCGGGCTTGTAGCGCGTTTTGGTAGGTCATTCCGGTGCCGGTTGGTGCGCCGACCAGGTACGGCGGAATGTTTGCGAGGCGGGCCAGCTCTAGGGCTTGGTATTGTCGCGCCTCTACGAGTTGGAGTTTGCTGGGGTCGCTCGAGAACTCCTTCCATTCGACGAATTCGTTGAGTGCGCCGATGGCGTTGTTGCGTCGTGCGGCCGACCAGCCTGCGGCGAGCTCGGACAATTCTTCTGCTGTCATGTCCTACTCGTCGCGAACAAGCTTGAGCGGTCGATGCCGATGTACCGCGAGGTCGCTTTGTGGTTGGAGGAGCGTTGTGGTGCGACGTGCCGGTGGGCGGCCGGATCGACGATCACCACCATGCCCGACGGATCGACGTTTCGCGTGGCGGCTGCTCGAGACAACGCCCACGGCATGACCCTCGACCTCGTCCTGGTCGACGAAATCTGGGACATACCGCCGTCCGTGATCTTCGACGCGCTCCGACCGTCCATGATCGCCCGCCGCAACCCGCTCCTATCGGCCTGGTCAACCGCGGGTGACGAGTCATCGGCCACCATGCTCCGACTCCGTGAGCAAGCGATCAACGCGATTGACTCCAATCGGCCAGGCAAGCTCTACTTTGCCGAATGGTCAATGCCACCAGGGATCGACCCCGACGACCGCCGTTACTGGGGATGGGCCAACCCCGCCATGGGAACCACGATCACCATGGACGCCCTGGAAGCCCAATCCCAAGGTGGCGACCGATCAGCGTTCCTCCGCGCCCACCTCAACCTGTGGGTCGCAGCTGCGAAGTCGTGGCTTCCGATCGGCCTGTGGCCCTCTCGAGAACCGACCAACCCGCGCCGGCCGGTGGCGTCCTGGCCGTCGACAGCTCCGTCGACGATTCACGGTACGTCGGAGTGCGCGCCGCCCAAGGCCCAGACGGCATCCAAGTCCACGTCGAATTCGTCGTCGACTCCGAGGACGCCATGTGGGCCGAAATTGAGCGCGTGCTCGACGATCAGAAAGTCACCCTGGCCATCACCCCAGGGCTAGAGATTCATACGCCGCTACCTCTGCGTCGCCGCACCGAAACGGTCGGCTACGGCGAGCTCGCCCGCTACACCATGATCGTCCGGTCAATGATCGTCGAAGGCAAGCTGTGGCACGACGGATCGGTCGCCCTGGCCGAGCACGTCCAACGCGCCGTACTCGTCAAGACCCAAGCCACCCAAGTCGTCTCGTCGCAGAAGTCGCCAGGCCCGATCGAGCTGTGCCGGACGATGATCTGGGCGGCCGCGCTCGCCTCCAGGCCGGCCGTCCGATCCAAAGCCGCGTTCGCCGCCGGATAGTCCTAGCAAACCGGCCGACCGCGTGGGAGACTCCGCGTAAGTCATGGGCATCTTTCGGAAGGCGACACCGCCATCGTTCGGAGCTGAAGTCAAGGCCGCCGTCGGCAACGCCGGTTCCTTGATCAACCAGCCGTACACCTACATGACCAACAACGCGGAGCTGCGCGCGCTCCAGCTTCCGACGATCAGTCGCGCTCGAGACCTCATCGCGTCCATGATCGGCTGCCTCGATCTCAAGCAATACACGCTCGTATGGGATGAAGCCGAAGGCGAATACGAGAAGGCGTACATCCGCGGCGAGTCATGGTTCACGCGCCCCGACCCGAAGGTCACGCGCAACTTCATCATGGCCAACACCTTCAGCGACTTGCTGTTCTACGGTCGCGCGTTCTGGTATGTGACGTCGCGTTACTCCACCGGCTTCCCCGCGTCGTTTCAGTGGCTTCCGATCGCCAACGTCTCAACACCCGACCAGGCGGGCCCGCAGTTCTACACCGCGTCCGACGAGGTCGAGTTCAACGGCGTCATCCTGCCAAACGAAAACGTGATCCAGTTCCTGTCGCCCATCATGGGGATCGTCTACACCGGCCAGCAAGCCATGGACACCGCCTACAAACTTGACGCCGCCGCCCGCCGATTCTCCACCAACGAGATCAGTGCGGGCTACATCCAGCAACGCGGTGGGGAGCCCATGACAGCAGAATAATTGTCCGAGCTCGCCGCTGGCTGGG